CCAACCAGATTGTCTAGCGGTCCCATTCCCCATAGATTTTCTTGTTTCTTTCTCCACGGTGAATGAAAAATAGGAGGATAGCCGAAGTAACTAGGGTTAGGCTTGTTACCAATAAGTACATGCCGATCAATGACAGTAATGACACGGTTCTTCTCGAATACGTCGTTTATATAGTCGTAGAAGTCGCCATAGAAGGTGAGGATTTCAACGAAGTCTTGAAGAAGATATGCTCGAAATGAAGTGAATCCATCCATAGCATAGAGATGGTCTCGTTGGATCCAATCTCCTTGGAAGGTACGGGCATGGAACCTGATGTTCTTAAGGTATTCATACAGCTTCTCAAGCTCTTCTCGATTCTCATCGTTGGACATTCTTTGGAGTAAATCACGAACTTCGCCCATCGAGATGATGGAGCGAACGATCTTAGGAGAAGATTGGAAGTTCTCTGCTGTCGGATTCATGAGCATATCGAGAGGAGATATGCGTCGGATTGAAGGTCCGACATATCCGGCTTGTGTAGTTGGGAGAGTCTTGTCTCTCCAGACTACAGTGCCAGGTCTGACGTTAGGTCCGCCTGCTACGATCTTATCGGGTTGTTCAACCCGTTCGTCGAGCCATTCAACGGTCCCGAAGCAGTTCCCAAAATCGATGTAATCGAGTATAAGTTTATCAATTTCGTGTTTGAACTGGGGTTGTTCAATACACCAGGACATATAATTGGTAATGGCGTCCCGTTTTGCTCTGCTATTTGCATCTTTTTCATTAGCTTCCCAGATTAACCATTTTCTTTGGGGAAAGAGAGTGGCAGTATAGTTCGCGTACAGGTTGTCTCTGATCTGGCAAAGCTTGGGAACGGTTGTTTTGTTCTTCCAAGGTAGTTGGTTATTTGTCGTTTGAGTTGTGTCTGTTGCGTAGACGTATCTTCGAATTTCTTCCCAATCATTCTTCTTAGGCTGTCTTAAAGTATCCCATTCCAGGAATCGTTCTGTGATCCTGGTTGCGAGCATATTAGGCTCGATAACATTATGTAATTCTAAAACCTTACCAGTCATTAAACGACGCCACCAAATTTACCATGAAATTGAAAAATGCTTTGTTTATCTTTTGCTAGTCTGTAGAGATCAAGAGGAGTAACGGCAAAATCGACAGCAGAAGCAAGAGCATCTTTGCAGTCGTCATGTGCTGGATTAGCAAATATTAATTCCTCTTCGAGTATCTGACAATGGCCACCTACATAATGCCAGATCTGACGATTGGCGTACTTAGGTTCAAGTGTCGCCATGATCCGTTCTTCTTTTGAACCTTGCCATCGAGAGGGACGGAACTCTTCGACTGCGAGGGATAAACCATTTGCTCTGATGTAATTTTCTTTAAGATCTTTGACGATAACGGATTGAGCAACTGATACTTCTGCTCTAATCTTCCTAAATCCCCACTTCTCGTAGAGTTTAAGGATTCGTTTGAAGTATTCAGAGATTTGGTCAGTCTTGAACCTGTCTATTTCTAAGACGTAGTAGTTGGCGTTTCCGTCGACTCCGACGACACAGATACACGACGAGTCCGCTTTTTTCGAGACGGAGTAGGCGAAGTCAACTGCTGCGACGACGTTAAGTCGGTTTCCTTTGAAGAACCATCTTCCGTCTTTACAGGCGAGCCATTGATGGTCGTAGTATTGGAAGAGGTCTCGGTTGATCGGAGAGGAGTCAATGTCATGTGGATCGTTGTAGTATTGGGCTCGGAAGTGGACTTTATTGAGATATTGTGCTCTTTTGTCCGCCAGGATCTCCGAACTGAATCCCCACCATTTTCCTTCGATGGATTTACTTCTGGGCCAGAGGAATTCTCCGTACCCGTCTCCTTGAGATTCGACTGCATGTTCTTTAACATCGAAGAGTGGAGTTCTTGCAGTGATTGAACCCAATTCATCATAGTGCGTAACTTCCATTTCTTGTAGATCAGAGTAGAGATCTTTAGGATGGTAACGTGTACCGACGACCCACTCTCTGGCATTAACTGTTTCGATAGAGGAGAGAAGAGAATATTGATCTTTTACTTTTTCCCGTCCTTCTTCAGTGTATGCGTTATTAGCAACCACCACATCGTCAAGTACAGCAATGTCACTGTGCATGCCAACAATGTTACTAGTAAGTCCCGCGGTAAAGATGCTAGGATCACGAATAGACCATTCCTTACGAAGAGGATGGTCTAGGGAAATTTCTCTCTCAGTCCATTTTTCTCTTTTAGTCTCATCTGGAAGAACCATATCTGGCCAGTAGAGACGGTAAATGTCAAGGGTGAATATATCCTTGATAAACTTCAGTTGTTTGGTAGCGAGGTTGCTTGTGGAGCTGATATAGAGGACCCGTAGGGTTGGATCCTTGGTCAATTCCCAAGCGACTCTGTACGCCACTAGGGCGGATTTCATATGATCCCGTGGGAGTAACAAGAGTTGGTGCCTGCGAGCTCCTTGGCTTGTCCACCATCTAATGACATCCCTATGTATATTTCCTAAGGCACGCTTAGGATGTATTAATTTAATAAACTCTTCTAAACTAGATTCAGCTATTAGACGACGATTGTCTCTTGATTGCTCTAGTGGATTTAATTTCTTTTTTGACATCATCGCTCTTTTGGTCTAAGCGTCCTTTAGCTAAAGAAGATTTCCTTACTTCAGATACTAATTCATCTTTCATGCTATTAGTGGCATGATAAATTTGTTGAGATTTTCTAAAGTTAATTAAAAGAATTACAAAAGTAAAAATACTAACTGTAGCTTGAATAATACCTGCAATTTCCTGCATTGAATTATCCCGAAATAGTCAGATGATCTGATTGAGTATTTAAACCTAATTTAGCTAAAGCAACTGAAATCTTTTCAAATCTAACTAAATTTGCTTCATGTCGAAGTTGGTCTTTATCTTCATGACTATCTAATAGCTTTTGTACGTCATTATCAATTTTACTGAATTTACCATTTAAATGCCAGGCAAGCCAAGCCACCATTGCCATGGTCGGCAAAGATGTATTAAATAGATTCAAATCTACATTCTGTAACCAATTCATTATGTTTGTTCGTAATCTGCAACCCAAGTGCCGTAAAAAGTAGCAGACCAAATAGGTTGATTAGGTTTTGATAAAGCAGCTCCTCCATCTACCCAAGATATTGCCTGCGCATTTGTTGAACCAATACTACTTGTCCCAAATGTATCTCCTCCTAAAGGAGTACTCGATCCCGATCTATCAACGATTCTCTTGCCAACTGTAGTTAAGTCTACTGATTGATATATTTGATTAGATGTGCCATCAGGAGCTAAATAATTTAAATTTAAAGCAGCTGCACCAATAGAAGGACTAGTTACATTAATCACAACCGAAGATATTGAAAACATACCGCCTGTTTGCATCTTAAATAAATTAGAACCTCTAGGGACACTGTAACTCATTTGAGATGTAATTTTAATGCTGCTGTCGTTTATAAAACGATCTCTTACTTTTGTAGTAGGATATGGAGTGTTAAAGAAAGCAGTTCCATAATACGAAGTGATATTAGGTGCTCCAACTCCGTAAAAATATGGATTTAAAAACTCTACATTAGGATTATTTGGAAGGATTAAAGTATCTCCTGTAGTTATAGTAGAAAGAGTTTCTCCATCTATCTGAATAACACCAGTAAGTAAATTGCCAGTGGTATATGGGGTTCTAGTTACTCTAAAAGCAGGAATACCTGTTATATTTCTTAAAATAGAACCATATTTGATAGTTTTAAATAGTTGAGAAGCATCATACGCGGTTCTAGTAAGACTTAATGTAGTTGTGGAAACAACTGTAAAAGCAGCTGAAGCTACATGATATTCTGCTATACGATCTACTGTAGAAGGAACTACAAATTTAGTACCTTCAATTTTTACACGTTCTGTTCCACTTACCGAATCTCCTAGTAAAGCCGCTGTGCTTTGAAAATCAACAGTAGACCAACGTCCTCTAACAATTTCATAATTCTCTATAGGGGATACACCATTTGCTCCAGTAACAACACAATCTTCAATAATCATGTTTTTAACACCAATTGCTCCTGATAAAATACCTGGAAATCTACATTCTTTAAATATAAGATTTTCAATTATCTTATCTGGTTGAACTCCCTGATTATTATCGGAAGCATAAAAATCGCAATTAAGATAAGTTACGTTTCTAGCCATAGTAGGATCGGTGGTCGACATAGAACAATTCTCTATGATTATATTATCTCCACCTGAAGGCTGAACAGCCCCATTAGTTCCACTAGTTAATAAACCTACAAAAGCAGGATTCATAATAAAATTAATATTCTTTAGATGAACATAACTAGTCCAAGGAATAGTATTATTATTACAAGAAAGAATTCTGGCAGTTCCATATGATCCTCCAGACCCATCTGAAACCTCAGGCCATTGTGCATCGTAGTGATAACTCGTAGGACACTCTAAAGTGCCTATAGACCCTACAGCAGAAACAACTGTGTTATATTCAAATATGGCAGGACAAGGAGGAAAACCTGGTGAATATAATCTATCAGAACCATAAAGTAAAACAGTTCCTGTAGGACAATTTCCAGTAGTTGCAGTAACAGTAGAAGAAGCTGAATTTACAGTATTAATTTTAGTTCCATAAGTAGGAACTTGAGCATTTCCTGGATTAGCTCCGTTATTCCAGAATGGATTTCCAAGACAAAGACTAGTATAATTGACAGTAAAACCTGTTATTGGAGTAGCTCTGTTGTTCATCCACTGAGCGCCATTACCTTCCACAATTAATACTTTTATTCCTGCCAAAACAAAAGGATTACTACAAGTATAGGTTTTACCAGATGTTAAAATGCAATATAAAGACCCTACCGCTCTTCCAGCATTCCCCATGGCTGTAAATGCAGCAGTATCATCTGCTATTCCATTACCAATAGCTCCATAACTCTCAGGAGTAACTCCATAGCTTGGTACTAAAACTGTTACCGTAGAATTTATATCAACTAATCTAACAGGAGAATTTAATGTTGCTGGAGGAGGTAGATTTATAATCTGAGAACCATTCATATCCAGATTAGCTTGCATCTGATTAGGTGAAGTACCTGATCTAGATAAGCAATCTTCAAATGCAGTTTCGACTAACTTATTATTAGCATTCAAAGTTGCTACAATCGAACTATTTTGCAAAGTAGCAAAAGAGCCTAAAACAGGAGTCTCAGCCATTACGCTACCACTACACCTTTCCAAGTACCAGAGAATATCCAAAACTTAACACCTGTGGTGTCGAAGACCATCGGAACTCGACCAGTAAAGGAAGTAGGAGTGCCTGAAGGTGTGCCTGCGCAAGTAGGTATGTATAAGAAACCATCTGTGGCTGTAGTAGCAATAGCTTGATTACCTACAACGACACTAGGTTGCATCGTATTTGCGGCACCGGCAATTGTTAAACCAGTGGCAAAAGCATTTTGAGTAGTGCCTGTAGTACCTGTGGGAGCGGTTTGGAAGATAATCTGACCACCAGCCCCAGTGCCTGTACCTGCTGAACCTTTGAAAGTCCAATTAGCACCAGCAACGTTAGACGTACCTGCAACAACATTTTGAACAGATATGGTTTGAGCTACTGCAACAGCTGCATCTGCAGCACCATGCTGAAAATTAGCAGCGGCAGATCTAGTCACTACTACATCTTGCGCTGATCCAATTTGCATACCAGTAGTAGTAATTACAAATCGAGAAGATCCACCAAGTGCGAAGTTAATTGTCGCCCCCGATGCCATAAAGATGCCATTATTAACTCCATTACCAAAGTTTATAGCAGGTGACGCTGCTGTTCCATTACCACCACCGGCTTGAATTACAGCCGCCGTAATAGCTATTGTAGCACCGACTCCAGCTCCTGTATAAGTGAAACCTGAATCAGAACCTACGACACCATTATTGTTAAATAAGACACCCTGAGTACCTGAAGTAGGAGTAACAGTTGTAGTACCTGCAGTTATATTAGCGGCAGTGCCGCCGCCTGCTGTTACTAAGTTACCTGCACCATCAGTGAGAGTTACATAATAAGAACCATCTGGAGATTGAAGACAATTCGGAGATTGTTTAAGAGCCATTAGACTAGATTTCCATTACCATCAGTTAAAGTCATATAATAAGAACCATCGGGCGCGTGAAGACAATGAAGAGCTTGTTGAGCAGACCCAGTAGCTGTTGTAGTTGTTACTACAAGATGGCCGGCTCCGTCTGTAAGACATCCATAGTAAGATCCGTCAGGAGATTGTGAAGATTGTTTCAATTGTTTAGTAGTCACGCCAAAGTCCTGTAAAGAGAAACGCGCTAGATGAACTATTACAGACACACATTACAACTTTCTCTTTTTCTTAAAGCCGTCAGTTGCATAGTAAGCAACAACTTGTTTCTTAGTCCACTTCCTACCGGAAGGGGATTTATATTTACCCTTATCTTTTCCACTAGTGATTTTAGAGAAGGGCATTAGAATTACATGCCTTGGTCACCACCGCCAGCACCCATTGGGAAGTCGCCGCCATGGGAGTTAGCCATTGTGAATCCGGCTTCAGAACCCTGAGTATGAGGGTTTGTTTTAGGGGAACCTTTGTGTGTTCCGTGCCCGCCCATACGATGCATGCCACCGTGACCCGGTGGGCCGTGCGAATGTCCGTCGGCCTTATCTTGGCCCATAGATGTACCCATTAAGGATTTCCTTTTTCTGGAGTTGTCGATTGAGAACCCTCATGGGCTCGTTTCTCTGGTCCCATAGCTGGGAAAGAGGGGTGAATTAAAGTTGAGTCGCCTACACGATCTGCTAAAGAGTTGCCGCGAATCTTATCGCGAGCTTCTTCGAAGTTACTCTTCTGAGGAGTATCGTCAGCCATTAACTGCCACCAACGTATGGATGGAGATCTGGACTGTACTGCCATGCATTATCAGGAACGTTACCACCTAGGTGATTCATTCCCATTGTAGGCTCTTGTCCAAAGGTTCCTGAAGTTGCGGGCATAGCTCGAGAGGGATGATCTTTCACATCCATGACTACTCCACCTTCATTTCCAATACCTGTGGTATATTTCTTTTGTTTCTTTTTCATAGAATTTCCTTGACATTGCAATTGTCATAGACTATTATACACGAATGTTTAACAAAAGTCAAGGATAACTTATATGAGAGAAGGAAGCATCTTTACTACAGCTACTAGGTTAGCTGAAGATGAAGTAAATACAGATAAGATTAAACTTAACATCTGGGAAAGACAAATGAAAGAACAGTCTATGGAAATAGAGAGGTTAGAGAAAAGAGTAGTAGAATTAGAAGGGGATAACCTACCCTTAGCTAATGGTATGCTATTGCACAATGATCACATAAGTACTTCCGGTTCTAAGAGGAGTAATAAGATAACAGCACCTACAGTACTTAGGTACCCTAGGGGAGGTTGATATGGAAAAGTATACTAGTTTTGTACTGTCAGAAGATCGGTTTAAGTACCTTAAGAAAGGACAAGTCTGGGTTATTCGAGAAATAGAATATAATAAGAGTTGATTTTGCTCAGTAGTACTCCTCCTAAAGAAGATCTAGAGATCTGGGAAGTAATCTACGACTACTGCGATAGATCAGATTCTGGGTACTATGTCTCTTCTCCAGGACTATTGAAACATCTACGAGAGAAAGGATGGGATATTGTTAGAAAAGATAAAGGATGAATCCTACAAGAAACCCGAAGGATATAATTCCTATACCAATCCTATAATTAAACCCTCAACTGAAGATGAATTCCACATAGGACAGTGTTACGAGGAAGAACCTGCATCTAGACTGGAATGTAAAGTTTGTGGCTCTAAACAATTCATTGTAGGACAAGGATCTTATTATACTGCTCTCAAATGTCCTACCTGTTTATGGGAGATTTGTATACATGACGGATAAAGAAAAACCTATTAAAGTAGTACCTTGTGAAGAATATCCAGGTCTTTATCGACTCCAATGGAAGAATGGAGATTTATCACAGGACTACTATAATTTAACACGAGCCAAGGATATTCTTAAACATTACCGAGAGTACCTTAAAAACATGGCTTTACGCAGTCGAAATCCGTTCACTGATGCGTTTTCTGATGATGTCAGCTAGGGTAGGTGCTACCCATCAAAATCTGGCTTATTTGAGGCTAAAACCGAAGATAATTCGATGGAGAGTAGTAGCTCCTCCAGGGGCTAGATTATCTCCTATTCAACGATATGATGTTATATTCGATGAGAAAGATCTCCGCATCCGAAAGATGCTATGAATACGAAAGTTATTGGTGTAACGTACATAACCGTCCTGCTAATCTATGTGAGTACAGAGGAGGTATAACTCTTCCATGTAGAGTAGTAGACTTACATAATCAATTAATTATCTATTATGAGGATACAAAAGATGAAAGATGAATCTATTTCTAAAGAACATGAGTTCAAAAGAGGAGACAATGGTGAAATCTATGCCATGAGACTAAAGGATGGTAAGGGATATAATATATCTCTCCTACAACCAGATATAGCTAAGAAAATAGAAAAGGGTGTAGAACGTGAAGAGAGAGTTTAATCTTAGAGATTTATCTAATAAACTATTAGCTTATAATACAGAACAGCACGAAGATGGTTTTACTCAAGAAGAAGTAGAATACCTGAATGCTTTAGTAATTGTACAAATGTGTATATATGAATAAATTTTTCTGTATATATTTTCTGTGAGCTAATTTTGAGGTGTAATTCACTGCGGCACTAGAGGGGGTGTACACCCCTGGGTAGGGGGTCGGCAGGGATGCAACGTAGGGTAGAAAAGGTTCTTCACTCGCATGTACCGAACGGTACCGTATGGTACTAGCATCCGAGGTTAGTATACAAATGTACACCCTGTGACTAAGA